TTTACTTCGTGTACTTGACCGATAACTTGTTGACGTTCAGCTTCCAATTCTGCAACTTTCATACCTTCAACAGCTGTTTCGTCAGATAATGGAGATTTTACAATACGACCATTTTCATCAGATTTAACCAAATCCCCAGCTTTAAGGGCACCGTATGCAGAACCCCAAGGATTTTGTTCAGCTTTATCTTTGAATAAGAAATGAGGAAGTTCAACCATAACGTCAGTTTTGATTGCACCAGGAGTCATACCGTTCCAAGCATCAGCATCACGAGTATATTCATTGCGCATCAACATACCGATAGGTACGTTAGCATTACGATGCACCAAAGATGGTTTACCGCCGTTTTCTTTTAAAAGACCAGTTTTTTCGTCTTTTTCAAGATTAGCAGCTCGAGCAATTTTTTTAGCGCCACCATCAGCAAACGGTTTATAAAGATCAGCTGTGTAAGCAGATGTATAACCTGCAACTGGAACCCAATCAACATCCATGTTCACAAGAGCTTTACCTGTAGCATCTGTAGATACTACACCAGCAGCACCATAAACGTCGCCAGCTTTACGCAAACGAACTGGAGAACCACCGTTAGCCAATGTCAATACGTTAAGAGTAATATTTTTATTTTCGTCTTTAGAACGAACGTCAGGATCGACTGCTACGATACGACCTTTTGGAATTACAACTTGATTATACATTTCTGCATGGTTGTAACGGAATGCAACTGGAAGACGGGAATCCAACCAGTAAGCAATATTAGAAGTATCATGGTTTGCAGTGTTAAGACGTACACCAGTACGTGTTACACGGCGTTCTTCGTTAGAAAGTTTTTTAAAACCTAAGCCCTTGATAACTTTGCCGTTTGCACCGGCAGTGAAAAAGTTAGGACCTTTACCAGGGTTAATATTTGCCATTTATTTGTTTCTCCTTATTTCCCAGGGAAATATTTTTTTACGAAATCTAAACTGCCAGTTACAGATTCTTTAACTTCAACAGTTTTATTTTCTTCTGTTTTAACAGGATTTTCAACTGTAGAATTTACAAGATTTAATTTTTGAATTTTATCTTCTAAAGATTCTTTTGTGCTTTCAATAGTTTCGTTTAAAGTTTTTTCACTTTCAGTTTTGAAAGTTTCTAAACTTTCTTTAACATCATTAATAGAAGTTAAAGCTTCGTTGATTTTTTCTTGGCCAGCTTTATATGCGTCTAATTCTTTGCGCACTTCAGCTTTATATGCCAAGAGATCAGAAGCTAAGTTAGCAAAGTCAGATTCAGCTTTTTCTTTTGCTTCAGTCAAAATTTTAATTTGAGCTTTAAGCTCTTCTAAGGATTCTTGACCTTCAACTTCTGTAGCTGCTGTAGTTTCTTCTACTTCAGTTTCTTGAACTTCAGTTTCAGTTACTTCAGATTCTTGACCCTCAACCTTAGTTTCTTCAACTTTAGTTTCGTCAATTTTATTTTCTGCCATAGATTCTTTAACGCTTACAGCGTTATTTTCTCCTTCTGTAGAGTTTAAAGTAACAATATTGAGAGGATTGCAACTAGTGCAACCACTCTCTTCTTCTGTATTGTCATATACTTTAATATTCTTAGCATACGCATCAGACGGAACAATAACGTAAGATAGTTCTTTCGGCATTACTTTATAGAAATCCCAATAACATGTCTTACCATTATATTCCTCACCACGAATATGTTCGCACATTCCTTGGTTAAGTTCTTGTCCACAAATGGAACAACGAACATCATCACCACGAACGCCAATGCTTACAGTATCAAATAAACCATTTTTTACTTTTTCTTGTGCGTCAGGATCAAGAATATCGCATGTTAAAATTAAAGCTTTCGTACCAGGAAGTCTTTGACTATCACCGACTCTTGCTTTAAGAACACGCCCAACAATTTCACCGTCTTCATCATTATGATAAGTAATAACTGGAATATTATAAGGATAAGTCCACCCTGAAACAGATTGAGCTAATGCTTCTTCCATATAACGAGTATTGTTTCTCGTAGCATATGGAAAAGTATGAACAGCTTCAATATCGACCAAAATACCTTTGGGTTCAATTTCTGCCGGAACTTCTGTCATAATGGATTCTTTAATATCCTCTGGAGAAAAACCTAAATATTCACGGAAATCCATTAAATATTTTTTATCCTTTCATAATAGGTTTTATACCGCATTTGCAATACGGACTATAAGCTGGAATATCTTCGATAGTAATAGTATCTATATTAAAATGGGTCATGCGGCCATTTTGATGTTTACTGTTTTCAAATTGAATTTCGATTGTTTTAACTCCGTCAGCTTTGCATTGCATAACGTAATTAAACCAATATGTTTTACGAGTTACGTAATCACATAAGAATCGAAGGCGATATTCATTTTTTGAAATTTGACTATCGATGTATATTTTATCTTTATTATTTTTGACCGTCTCGATAATATCGGACATTATCTTATGAATTTTTTTTGAAGAATATTCTTCTATTGATTCAGTTACAGGATCAATCATCTTATTATTAGTTTTGTTGTTCGCTTGAGCAGCAATAATACCTTCTTTAGCAGCTTCGTTTATATGCTTCTTTAAGAAATTCATAATCTCGGCTTCTTCAGCAGAAATATCATTACTGTTCGTGAGTATATTACTTAAGTTATTGTATATTGCGTCAATATCCTTAAATTTTTTCTTATACTCATCTATATTGTCATCAGTATTTGCCTCAATAAAATCTAACGATTCTTTAGTTTTTAAATCATCGGTATTCTGATTTTGAGGATTTGCAATATTACTGAAATAACCATTAGGTTTATTCGAAGCTTTTTTACCGTTAAATTTTCTATTATCTAAACCATCTTTAGATTTAGAAACTTTAGTTTGTTCCTTTTGTAGTTTTTCTTGATTTTTAGCAGCATTATTAGCAACTTCAATTGCTGATTTAGTTTGCGCATCTATAACTTCAAGTTGAGAAGCTTGAGTAACTTTAAATGCATACATTTCTTTTTCGTCGACATCGTTATCAAAACCAAGATCTCGACGAGCTTCTGGTAAACTAATAAGATTACCTTGGTATTTTTGAATTGTATGAGCTTCAATTTTAATTTTAGTATCGATACTAACTTCATTAAATGCAAGATGTACGCAATCATCACGATTAGTAAGTGGGTTGAAACCACCTTCTAATAACATTTCAGTAAATAGATATTTCTCTAAAAAAGAAGAAATAACATTTTGAAATGCGCGAACTTCGTCATGCATTAAAGCTTCTGTATTATCGGCAGAATTTTGTCCACCGCCACGACCCATTGAAGATTTAGAAGCATTAAGACCAGTAAATACACGTTCTTCTAAATAATTCAAAAAAGTAATTAATTGATTAGCTTGCATACTAGGAGTAATTGACTCAATTTGAGTTCTTTCATTAGTAACTAAGAACCCGTCATTTGGTAAATCTTCCATAGCATCACGAGCATCGTCAATTTCTTTTTGTGTTGCATACTGACCTTCTGCAACATTACCTACTTTAACATGCAAAATAGGGATAGCGAAACGATATAAAATCGTCATTACTAACCCTTCAGCTTTTCTGAGCATAGTAACGTCTTCTAATACAGAAAAAATTCGAGACGTACCATAATCAGCATTATTCATTTTATCAATATAAAGGTGAATAACATCGTCAGGTTTATATTCTTCATTATTAATTAAATAATGATCGATGCTTCCTTTGTCGTCACGTTGAATAGATACTTGAGTAGGATCTGCTAAAAATAATCCAGAGATAGAACCGCCAGAATAAATTTTTTCGGCTTTAACACCATACTTTTCTGTTTCATTATCTCTAGTTTTAATTATATACGAATTTGAGTAAGTATACAAGTCCTTAGCGATAGAAGTTACTAAAATATAAAAAGGAATCTTAGATCGATATTCAATAATTCGAATTCTATCTTCAATATATTTAGAAGCTTCTTCGTTTTTGGACTTAATTTGATATCCAGCTTTAGTAATAAGCTGAGAGAACTTCCGAATAGCTACAGCTAAATAAGAGTCGGTAAGAATAGCTTTTTTAATTCGAGATAAATCATAACCAGTTGCACCTGGATTTGTTGCTTCTCGAGAAGAAAATTTACCAAGTACAACTGATTTGGCTCGGATTAGAGTATCACGAGCCTTTCCAGCTAAACTTTTATTCACTCTTTTAGTTTCGGCTTCAGTAACGGAAGTAAAAAAGTTTTTTATTTCCATTTATTATTTCCCATTTAACGGAATAAAACCTGTATAAGATAAGCCACCCATTTGAGTATAGTCACTTCCATGGATTGCTTGATTTTGAGATGAAGAGTTACCATAATAACCGCCAGCACCATCGGCGATTACTACATGAGAATCCCCATACACTATTATATCACCTTTTGACGGAGTTCCGCTAGTCACATTTAATCCGACTGCAGCAGCATCTGAAATTAATTTAGACACACCGACAACTCCGTTGGCTAATTCACTAGCCAAGAACTTAGAATAATAAGAACCGAATTTAGTTGCGAATTCAACACAACCATCTGTCCCATTATCCATTGTTTGACCAATTAAGCCAGAAGTAATTGCTTTAGTAAAATCTGTATCGATTTGTCCAGTACCTCCACTACCATTAAGAACTCTATCAGTTAATGATCCTGGTTTTACATTTCCATAATTACCTGTAGAAGATAAACCATTAGCACCAACCTTACCAGGTTCAGGAGTTAAACTATTTAAATAGAATACAGGATCCGAAACTGGAGTTTGTTCAAATGGATTAATATTATTATTAATAAGAACGCCTTTAGCTAATGCATTTTCTACTGTTAAATCAAAAACATCTTTAGTTAATTCAGCAGACGATAATAATAATTTATTATACTGATAAATAGAATTAACATATTTTTGATCATAAATATTTCGATAAGAACGCAAAAAATCATTCTCATATTGACTTAACATTGTCGGACAATATGATAAAAATTCATGATTATAATATTCTTGTCGAGTTTGCGCACATGCTTCTATACTTCTCATGAATCGAATAAGTTCATCGGCTCCATATAATTTAGCCATCATTTTAGCTTTTTCTCTCATAAGCAATTCATTTCTTACGATAGTATCATGTGCTACTTTACATTTTTTACCAGATGTCGTTTTAACAGCTAATCCATCAAATGCCAAAAGCAAAACAGTAATATCTTCTGCTCCAGCAAGTTGAACGGCATGAAACATTTTGGATAGATAATCTTGAAGATAATCTTTAAGTCTTTCTATCCAATGTTTTTTAACTCTAACTAAATTTCCTTTTGTCCAACTATAAACTAATTTATCTAAGTTCTGAGATTTGCCTTGTTTGACATCGATAACCGGAACATCTGGAAAACCAAAAGGATCGTCGTCCTTTGGTTTAGGGGTATTACTTTTATTATTATCTTCTTTAGGAAAAACAGGAATGAATTTCCCCGGATCTTCTTTTTCTGGAGGTAATGGAGTAACAGGATCCGGAGGATCAATTCTAATAATCGTATCTGTCGTGATAGTTACGATCATTGTTTCTATAATAGATCTTATTTGTATAGGAAAAAAAGGTAAAAGATTATATACAGTTTTTAAATCTTCTAATAAAGAATCTATATCAGATTTTTTATCTTCAGAGGGTGAATAAGGAATAGGATCTTTATATTCCCTAAATTTAGGATGTTCAAAAGAGCCTTTACTTTCATAATGTCGTTCAGGTTCAATTGACGGCCTATATAAAATCTTTTCTTCGTCCATTAAAATAATGTCCTTGTAAATTTATTCCGAGCATAACCTTGTTTTCTCGGAGTAGATCGACTACCAAATGAATCATGTAAAGGAACTTGTTCCCATGCTTCATCGGAAGATTCATATTTTTTCTTTTGTTCAGTCCAAGGATTTTCTAAATCACGTTTTTCAAAAGTAGGCAACATGTTACCCTTATGAACTCTGTAAACTGTTTCATAAGATTTCTTTTTAACTAATTTAGTTAATTCAGGGAAATGTTGAACAAAAGCTAGATAAGCAAGTCCTAATGCGTCGACAAAATGTTCGTTTTCACTGCAATACTGAGGTACTCCGGCTGACGTAATTTTTTCGACACGATAATCAATTAATTGTTTATATATATGATTATCCCAAGGACTTAATATTAAATTACCACGTTCAATAAGAATAGACAATTGATTAACCATGAAAGGTTTTAAATGTTTTTTCTCAAGAACACCGGTAATAGGATCTTGAACATCAATTTTTTCAGAAAACATAAAGCCAACGATTTTTTTATCGAGCCCAGATTCTGGATGTTGTTGGCCATAGATTTTTAATGTTTCTAGTTGGTATTCCACATTGTTATCTTAAAAGTTTTTTATCTTTTAGTTCTTATAGTTTCCTATAAGGT